GGCACGTCGAATTCCACGGCAAGACCACGTAACTCTTCAGCAATAGACTTGATATACGAATACGAGTTAATAGCACCACCCATCCCCTTCATACGTGCACTCGCACAGATATTCAAATAATCAATAAAGATCATATCTGGTACGAATTGCTTTTTAAGTTTCAATTCATTCAGTAACGCACGAAAGTGATTCGCGTGGGCACTGCCAGTAGGATATTCTTTGATGATCAGTTTACCAGTTGTCTTCTCTGCAATGTTCTGCACACGATTTGAGAACATGTCTTTGCTAAGATGCTCTAACTGATCTATCGGGACGTTGAGTAGATTCGCATCGATACGTTCTGCGATGCGCTCTTCAGCCATCTCCATAGTGATGTAAAGGACATTCTTTCCCTGTGATAGGGCAGCACCAGCACTATGACACATGAAGAGAGATTTACCGACACCCGTACCTGCCAATGCGATGTTGAGGGTCTTATTAGGTAGTCCACCCTTAGTGATGCGGTTAAAGTAGTCCAGATCGAACGAAATGCGTTCTTCGTCAAGATGATAAAACTCCCAACGATCGTCGATATTTTCGAGATAGTCGTGACCAATGTTCGTATCAAAAGAGACACCCAACGCTTTAGACAAAATATCTGGTATCGCATTCTTAGATAACTTTTGATGTTTGCCGTCAAGAATACTTATAGATTCCATGACCGCATTGAACACCGCACGATCTTGACACCACTTCTCGGTACGATTAACTAACCAGTCTGAGTCTTCTGCACTGTAGTTAAAGATGTCAGGCAGTATCTCCATAGCGTGGCGATACTGTTCATCTGATAATCGGTCTTCTGAATCGATCTCGATCTTAAATGCTTCAAGTGTTGGCAACTTGTTGAACTTGGCAATATAAGATGTGAATTCTCTGAAGAGACCATTGTAAGTCCCCTCAAAGTAATCAGGTGAGAGAAAGGCCGCAACCTTTCTCATGTAAGAATCGTTAGTCAGTAGATTCCGTAGAATCGTCTGCTGTAGATTGATTTCTGTCATTTTCTTCCCGTGTAGTAATTGCAGCTTCTAGAATATCTTGCAACACATCTGCTGCAAATCTTTGCATTTCTAAATTCTCAAGCGTGTTCTCGGGATTCTCACTTTCGATGATATCGAAGTTGAACCTCATTGTTCCAGAGGTGCCGTCTAGTTGGACGTTATTGTATCGAATAGTCACATCTTCGTAAGGAGATCTCAAAAAACTTACGTTCCAGAATTCATTACCTTCTGTATCATACGCTGAAATTAGCTCGTAGTCAAGATGTTCGGACGGTTTGTCTAGATTTAGTTCACTCATGCTTCCTCCAGCTCAGTGATTAGTTCCGCGTTCAACTCACTGGCATAACCAATTTTATAGGTCTTCTCCAAGAAGTCAGCGAAGTTAGTTGTTTCGAAAATAGGTTCCCAGAACTCTGCATTCAAGGTGTCTTTGGTGCGAACTTTAGTACCGACCATTTCACCCGTAGATGTGTCAACTTTCTGATACCAACCATTAGAAGGTTTTGCGACATATCCACCAAGAAGTGCGACATCGAGAAGACCAGAGTACTTCTGTACACCACCTTCCCACGAGACGCCAATCGGAATCTTTGACTTCTCTTTGACATATCGAGACTTCTCTACATTGATCACAAAGTCATAACCAACGATCTCAGTACCCTGCTTCTCTTGACGACGACCGATAATCCAGATGTTGTCTGCAGAGTAATAGATGCCTGTGCCACCACTCACGATATCTTTCGGGAACAAACCAATCTCTTTGTACGTGTGATTGATCGCAATCATTGGAATGTTCTTCATCGCAAGATAAGGTGTTGACATGCGGAATAGACCCTTCAGTGCCTTCGCACGAGACATGTCTGCGACACCCTTCTCGTTCAGCGCATCTTCAAGTTCTTTCTTAGACGCAAGGTTACCGATCGAGTCAATCACGATAATAACGTCATCTTCACGATCTAACTGTTCTAACTGGTTGATCATGTCAAACTTCAGTTCTTCGACGTTTGCAATCGGTGTGTGTAACACACGACTCGTGTCAATACCAAACTGCTCAAAGTATGACTGAGGCGAACCAAACTCTGAATCATAGAACAACATGACTGCGTCTGGTTTCGCGTTGAGATATGCACCCGCCATGAGTAAGGCAAATGATGTCTTAAAGTGTTTCGATGGCCCAGCGAGGACAGTCAGTCCAGGCGTCACACCACCATTGACAGATCCCGACAACGCAACGTTCACCATTGGAACGTCGGTCGGAACCATGTCTTTATCTGTGAAGAACTTACTAGTGGAGAGTGTCGCTGTCTCCTTGATCTTGCTGTTCTTCTTCAGTTTGTCCATTATCGACATTTTTGCCTCCAAAATCTACAAATGTAATGTTGTTTACTTTTTCACGTTCATCGAGGTCATATTGTACACGATAAGCACTGTTGATGTCAAGCACTCTCTCAAGAAGATCAAAGCTATGTTCAAATCCATTTTCATCTATATGAGACGAAAATTGTAAAAACGCATTAGTGTCTTTAGGCAAACATGCGCCACCAAAACCGCGCTTGCCATCAAACCCTGGAACACGAGTGTGACCCATGCCCACACGCTCATCTTTACCGGCAGCGCGAACAATGGTATTATAGTTGCAACCATACATATTGACCAAATCGTACAACTGATTGAAGAACGTGATCTTGGTTGACAAAAACGAATTAATCGTATACTTAACAAACGAAGCTTCGTACGCACTCATTCGATGATAATCGTTCGACTCACATGCACTGAAGATCTCATAGATGTCAATAGTTTCCATAACAGATTGAGGGGTTCCACCCACAACATGAAATTTAGCACTAACAAAATCTGCCTTCGCATTCTTCTCAGTTAAGAACTCGGGATTATATGCAAAACGGTCTACTTGTTCTTTCGTGATCTGTTGATAAATTCTATCGATCGCATCAGGAGTAATCGTAGACTTCACTATAACTAAAGACTCAGTTTGATTCAGACACGTCAAAACACTCTCTTCAACAATAGAAGAATTTACTGACCCATCATCGTTAGAAGGAGTTGGCGCACATATAAAGAAACACGTTGGTGTGTCTTTCGGTGAGGTTAGAGATAGACTCTCTAAACTATTGTTGTACTTTGGATCATAAAATGTAAAATCAACCATCGGGTTAGTAAACGCATACTCGACCGCTTGACCCACAAAACCATGACCTACGATTCCTATTCGAAATCTAATTGGTTCGCCATCTGGCATTACTCTAGACATTAGCCTACTCCGTTATATTTTTTATACCATTCATAAAACCTCTCAACACCTTCTGCAATACTCACTTTAGGTTCATAACCAAGAGCGCCTAGTTTAGATGTATCAGACCAAGTCTCTTGTGTGTCTGCAGGGTGTTTCGGGGCTAAGTTTTTAATCGCTTCTTTACCAGTGTTCTTTTCGATCTCACCAATAAAGTCCATTAGAGCAACTTGTTCACCGCGACCAATATTAAAGATCTCACCAGAATCAATCTTAGTATTCTTCAAGACGATTTCAATGCCATCCAAAATATCATCGACGTAGGTAAAGTCACGCTTCATATCGCCATAATTATACACGGTTATCTCTTTTTCGTCAAGTATATTCTTCGTAAAATCAAACAGTGCCATGTCAGGACGACCCCAAGGACCATAGACTGTGAAGAATCGCAGACCGACTGTGTTCAGACCAGATGACTGCATCTGACACTCGTTTGCCCACTTGGTATAACCATACGCGTTAAGTTGTTTGCCGTGTTCTTTACCTTCTACCCAAGGCACTGGAGCGCCAGCATAGATGCAAGAAGTCGATGCATAAACAATTCGAACATCAGGCAGATGTGTTTTGCAGATATCAATTAGGTTTTGTGTTGCGTCGATATTGTTCTCATGGTAACTCTTCTCTTTACCTAGTGAGTCGCGCACACCTGCCATCGCACCTAAGTGCACGATAGTGTCTGGTTTAAAGTCTCGCAAAAGAGCTTCCAGTTTGATAGTATCTCTGAGATCACATCCCCAAACATCTAGTTCGAAGTGCTTCATGCGATCGACTTTGAGTTTGGGATTGTAAAGATGATTATTAAAATTGTCAATACCTTTGACAGTAAGACCATAATCCATTAAACGTCTCGACAACTGTGATCCGATGAAACCGGCGGCGCCTGTAACTAAAACTCTATTCATTTTATCCATTCCTGTAAATATATTCTAATGCTCGATCTGCTTCTACATGAAGAGGTCGATTCTCATACCAATTGCCTGTGTCTCGATCAAACTCTCGACACAGTTCTTCTATTTGCCTAGACGTTATCGGGTACCCTCTAGAGTATGCGTTGCCTGCAACAGCAACAGCAATTCGATACATCTTTGCATACCATCCAGAATCACTGATCATCTGATACTCGGATGCGAGCTTCTTTGGCCAAAACGGACAATCTCTGTAAGATGACCATTTATAATCCAGGTTATTTAGGCTACTTTTTCGATGCTGTATAACAGCTTGTTGTAATTCAAGTGGCAGTTTGTCCAAAAAGTCATTACCAGTCTTCTCATGATAAGGATGTTTTGCAATCAACTCGGATACGTTGAGCGAAGATCCACCAGAGTTTACCATAAAGAACGAATTCGCTTTAGGGTACTGTGCAGGAACATAATACATTCTCGCAAGGTCTTTTGTCTGAGGGTCACCAAGATCACCAAGTTCTGTGTTGAGTGCATACCAGAATGATTTGATGCGATTGTTTTCGACATTCTCATCTAGACGAAATATGATTCGAAATTTTAAATGCTCTTCTGTACAACTTGCTGTGTTATAGACAACATAATCATATTGACCATACTTGCGTTGCAGCCAAGTTCTCAGTGATTCGCTACTACTAACGCCATCAATAGGATCATCCACATCAACGCAGCACCAAGAACTCCAATACAAAACAGATCGATTACTACGCGTCGTACCCACGTCGAACACAGCAGGAGTAAGAAGAGGAGAACTATTAGATCCACCTTTCTCTCCAGGTTTAGTGTAAGAATCACGAAGACACACAACGAAGTCCATCCACGACATAAACGTGGTGCGACGGTGTGTCTTGTTATCAAACTGATTTTTGAATAGAGTTAATTCATACATGGGATGTATTATACCACATCATGTGGCGTTTGTCAAACAAAAAATTCTTCAAGTGTTTGTTGTGATATATTTTCTGGGACATCATAGTTCCAGATAAGCAACTCTTTCTTCAGATGCTCATTCTCACGATATGATGCGCTCGACACCATAGTGTATACTAGATCCCAGATCTTTTGATTCCAGTTCTTGTATGCTTCTTGCAGTGTGTCATTTGAGTTGTAAGTGATCATGACCATATTGTCCGACGCGTCAGTACACTCAAAAAATTCTTTGTGATCAAATGAGTTATGCATGTCACCACCCTTGCCATAAATGAAAGTGGCAATATCGTAGGGTGGATCTGCAAAGACAAACACGTCAGGATCGTCACAGAACATTGTGGAATAATCTTCATTCGTGATTGTCCAGTTCTGCATGAGTCGAGAATACTTGGGGAGTTTGCCTATCAGTCTGTGATGAAAGTGATCAAAGCAAGACCCCTTAGAAAATGACGCAGATAACTCTGTGAGACCAGAGAATGAACACCGATTGAGAATATAGAATGCCCATGCAGTCTCAAATTCATTCTTGGGATTTGCAAGGACGTCTGTCACAACGTGATAATAGTCATAGTGCGCTTGTTTGGTGTCAGACGCGCTGAGTAGTTCGTCTTTGATGTCGTGAAGTTTCTGAGTAAGCGCTTCACCTTCTTTCTGAAGAGTCAACCAAAAACAATACAGATTATAGTACTTGTCGTTGACTCGCACAGGAATGTCAGGAAACTTTTTAGTGAACGCAAATGCGCACGACCCACCACCAAGAAAGGGTTCGCGATACTCTTTGATGTTTTTGACAGGCAGGTTTTCACGCGAGAACAGAAAATCAACTGCTCTCGATTTGCCACCAGGATATCGTAAAGGCGTTCTTAGATCTTTCATACGAGTATTATACTACAACAAGAGACGTATGTCAACCGAAAAAGTCCTCGAGTGTAGCTTTCGGTTCAGACTGCCACCCGACAGCGTCTAAAATAGGTTCGAGAGGATCAAGGAACGTCTTGTCAAACATCATACTATAGTCCACATATTTGTGCAGATCGAGTTCTGGTGGCAAATTCAGTGGATAACTTACAACATTCTGGCCGAGACTGTTGGGGACCTTGAGATAACAAAACTTGATTTTCTCACCCTGCTTCACGGTCTCGTATCGAGATTCTAGACTGTTCTCTTTTAGAGCATTGTTATAACACAGTGCACCACGAACGTGAATAGGAGTGCCTTTCTTGAAAATCGTTTCTCGCGAAGTCCACTTGATCAAGTCTGACACACCACGAGGAAAAGAAACTTCTTCGGGAGGGAGTGTCTGAAATTCATTCTTGAAATTACGGATGAACGATTGAGTATCGTTCTCGGTGCCCTCGATGATCACGCGGAAGATCTCTTTGAACTTATCACGGACGACCTGTGGAGTCGAAGACTTGATTGCCTCGATACCCATCATCTTGAGTTTGGGTTCTGCGTACTGGACACCCTCGTTGTTGTGGACATTCAGGATGTATCGTTTCTTCGCCATCCAGATCCCACGGTCCGCGATAACCTCACGTCCCATCTCCATTCGGTTGACATATGCGCCTGTGACCTCTGCCATCTTTGCATATGATTTATCAAGTGATTTCTCGAAATGTTCGCGGCAGATCTTATCTAAGAACTTGACAGGATTGTTGGGACTAAAACGGTCGATAAGATCACCCATTCGAATATAAACGGAGTCTGTGTCAATCGCCACGACATAATCTTCATCTGTTTTGAGAATGTTTTGCATCTCATTGTTCACACATCTCTCTGCCCATTTGATCGCCAACTGACCAGCCATGGTGATAGACTCAGCGACTCGCTGATCGAAATAACGGAACCACTTGTTACCCAACGCACCATAAAGTGAGTTCATTAGGATCTTGATCGCCATCTGTTGATTGTTTAGTGATGTGATCTTGTACTGGAGTGACTTACTTGGGTTCTTCTGATACTCACGGTCGAGTTCTAGCATCTTATCTTTGATGATGCGTCGATCTGCGTAATAGTGTTCAATGATTGTCGGGATCACGCCCTTGCGTTCGTGAGAGAATTGCACACCCGTGGGTGCGAGCGAGTATTCAGAATCATTTACTGTTCTACCATCCAAGAAACTCTCGACAGAAACATCGGGAACAATACCATCGACCACAGTCTCTGGCGACATGTTGTATTGCACAATGATGTTGGGATACAGAGAGTTCAGGTCAAACGATGTCACCCAGTCGTGAGATCCGACTTGAGGATCTTTCACGTAACCACCAGGATACGGAGTCTTGGGATTATCTGTCTTTGGTGGGATTACGATCTTCTGGTTGTTCAACATTCGGTAAATGATCGAGTCCCAGATCGCAGTCGTACCGAGAGTGTCTGTATAGTTGACACCGCCACGATACGCCATAGTGAGTACCAGAGAGATTAGGTCAAGCTTCTCATCGATCTTGTGCACCAACTCAACGTCTTTCACGTTGTAGTCTATGAACTTCTGATAGTCTTCTCGGTACAATGTGTGCAGATTACCATGCTCTTCGTAAGAGAGTTTGCGCTCGCCGAGAACGACGTGTGCGATGTGGTCAAGGCGATACGACTCTTGCTGTCCGAGTGTGTTGAGGGTGAACTTTTTGAAGATCTCAATATAGTCCAGATGCTCAATGCCTTCGATCACATACTCTTGGTTCTCGCGACCGTTGATCTTCTGGATTCTCTCGCGCACGAGACCCCATGGCGACAGACGTTTTACTAACGTGTCGTCACCAAAAATCTTGTAACATCGGTTGACGATGTAAGGAATATCAAAGAATCGTGTGTTCCATCCTGTGATAATATCAGGACCGTAGTTCTGCCAGTGGTCTACAAACTTGCGAATCAGATCAATCTCATTGTCGCAACGAATAAACAGAACATCTTCACGAGAAGGTGTGTAGTCGTTGAGACCCCACACCCAGTAGTTGCCGTCATTCTTACGAAGGGCAATAGAGATGATTGGATACTTTGCAGATCTGGGTTCTGGGAATCCGTCGTCAGACGCAACCTCGATATCGATATTCAGGACGCGGACTTGATCACGTTCGAACTTAATATCGTTAGGCCAGTACTCAGATATAAACTGCGCAGTATAATTGTTCTGACCGAAGACTTCGAAGTTGTGAACATTACGATACATCTTCACGAACTCCGTCGCATCTTTCATAGTCTCGAACTGCATTTCGACCATGGACTCTCCTTCGAGAGTTTTCCACTCAGATGGGGAGTCACCGGTTACATAGAGTTTTGGTTTAAAGGGAACGCGGGTCTTGATCTGTTGACCATTATCATAGCCGCGATATAGTATGTTGTTGCCGATATGGCGAACGTTCGTATAGAATTTAGTCATGTAGGAGATTATATACCAATTTGGTGTATAGTGTCAAGCGAAAAACTCATCTAAATTATTTGAGTTGAGATCTTCATTTTTGCCTTTTGGCATGTGAGTATATTTGCGCCAGATCTTAGAGGGTTGTACTTTGATTCTGCCATACTGCTCTGTGATCTTGAACGCGCCAGGCCAGTACTTCTGTAGACCCTTTGATCTGACCATCCGCCATTCATCCGAGTTATCGTTGCCACCAGAGTTCGTACTAGTCGTCTCTTTACCAATCAAGAATGTATTGAGTAATAATGTACAGTAAGACTGTTCAAGAACTTGCAAACTGTAATCTGTGTCTTCGACCACATCTGGACGCCACTCAATGTCTAGTGAATTATTGACAAGAACACAACTATAGACTTGCTTGTTTACGTCAACCGCACTTGTCTTAGCAAATGCAAACCCCACATGACAGAAACCTAAGATGCCGATATTGTCATATTCTTTGATATACTCAGCGGCAGCAGACATCAATGCGCGAGGATTGTCTCGAACGTTCTTATTGTTCTTACGAATACGAAAGTCATGGATGTTGTCATCTATCTGCCAGTGATAGTCAAAACCGAGACTGCGAGAATGTGATTTGCAGAAATTTCGGACATACTGAATGCCCATGTCATTCTGGTCTAGAACCAGAAGATTAGAAGAATCATAAACAGATGCGTAATCATCACGATCTTGGGGTTCTACGACGACGTAGTAGTTTGAAATGCCAGAATCTTCTAGTGCTTTAGATGTGATCTTTCTTGCGCGATTCTTTGACGGTATGTAAATAGGAAAATCTATCGCATCATACTTATCGAGATCCGACAGTAATTTGTGCGCAAAATTTTCTAATACTTTATGAGTCATTCAGGTATTATATACAAAACCTTATCGTTTGTCAATCAATAACATGAAAAAAGTTATGCCGAGTCCAAGGTTCTTTAATGTGTTGATCTTTATACCCATGATGATCTTGCGTTACTGCAAGTCGTTTTGAAATCATCTGCGTTGTTGGAGTAGGGATTCCTGTCTTGTGACGATCGGGCTCATTGAAGTATATACCAATGTCACGACCAACACCTATAGTATCACATCCATTCCAAGGATGTAAAGCTGTATTTTTAATCCCATAGTAATCGATTTCTGACCGTTCTAAATGTTGCGTAGTATATGTTCTGAAAAGACGTTGCAACACACAGTAAGGTCCGCAGTTAATTGGAAAGTTGTTGTTAGTCATCATGTGATGACTCCAGTGCGCGAAGTTTCGATCCATGCAGTACATGCCCATGAACAGACCTATGTTTGCGTAGAGCGTATTCTCTGCGTACTCAGCGAGCAGTTTGAACGCTTCGTACCGTTCCTCTATCAACCAAGTATCGTGTTCTAGTATCCAGAACTTCTCATCTGACTCTCCTTGTTGACGCATGAGTTCCCAGTGAGAACACATTCCTGCTTTCTCTGTAGGTGAGTGATCGTCTTTGTCTTTACCAGATTTGGTGTCTAGAGTCATGAGACTTTTAGACCAAGTGTATCGATCCACGTGTTCTTGAAACGTATCAGACTGGGGAGTGATTGCGTCAAAGGTTTCGATAGAGTCGATGTAACCATCATCGATGGCGCGTTGAAAAGACTGACGGGAGAGTGCAGCGTACTCTTCAGACCGTTCGTCTCCTTTCATGACAATCTGTATTGCTTTCATATTTCTCACATAAAAAAAGGGGGATCACTCCCCCTTATTTATTAGACTAATTGCTGAACACAAACGGCTATCACAAACACACTTGATACCGATGCTACTGCCCAACACATTTCTTCTAGTTTAGAGCTGGCTCTGCTGACCTTCTCCTGCATCATTGTTACTCTCCTCGTTTAAAAGTTGCGGCCCTTCAGTATAGGACGCGTTAATTGCTACTTTACGAGGCTTCTGACTTTCAGGGATTATTACTTCCAATGAAATGGCTAGTAATCCGTTCCTGAAATCAGCTCCCATTACTTCAACATACTCCGACAGACGGAACTGACGTTCAAATCTTTTCGTCGAAATGCCTTTGTGAATATACTCTCTAGTGTCGTCTACGGACCCTCGAATGGTAAGTGTACGGTTCTTTACTTCGATCTCAAGTTCGTCTTCCGTAAATCCGGCGACTGCTAACTCGATTAGGTATTGATCCTCTCCCGTCTTTAGAATATTATGCGGGGGGAACGTATCACCCGAGTGTCTTGCGACTCTGTCTAGTTCGTCGATCATGGTATCAAATCCGACGAATGCTGAACGTGGGAACAGTTGTTTTGCTGTTAATGTCATGTTGTGACTCCTTAAATTTAAGCAAGTTTAAAATGAGTGCCCGACCAATTCGGCACACTCGTTACTATATATACAAGTTATGTGTATAAAAGTAACATTAGGTTCGTGAATATTCACTCATCTAAATTATATTCGTCATCTCCGATATGGATGACTTCATCATTCTCGATCATCCGAATGATATCTTCAGTAACTTTCTTATCCATTAACAAGTAAGATAGTCTACTCTCAATCATGTCTAGGTGTCTTCGATACTGATTTAATTCTCTTTCTTTATTCTCTTTTTGCTTGATGACTTCTGTTAGAGATACTATCTTCGTTTCTTCAGTCATGTGGGCGACTCCTTAGTAATACAGCGACGGGTCTGGGTCTCCTTCAATACCAAACGAAAATGATACTCGTGAAACTCTAGGTAACACTTGGTGATGCGTACCCCTAGGCAAGTATACGTACATGCCTGGTTTAAAATCGAAGGGTTCGTTATTATTTATTCCTTCTACTCTAATACCAACAGTGCTAATAACCTGTACTAAAAACACGTCCATGGAATCTTTGTGCCATGGATAAGAACCACTCTCTCGACCAAATCCGCTGAATGCGATGTTAGTTATATTTCTTTTATCAGCATGAAGAGAAAAAACTTCCTCTAATTCGCTATAAATGTTCTTTGCAAACTCCGGTGAACTTCCGCGAGTGTGAAACTTGTTAAGACCTATACGCATCTTATCAGAGTTACGATCATATAGTTCGTCTGGATGAGAGTCCATCATTTCCATGTACTGGGCCCATCCGTAAGTATCTTCCATGTCAAACGGCAAGTTACCTACGAATGGAGTCTTAGTCCCAATATTCTCATCGCGACCATCAAAAATACCATAATGTTCATTGACCATTAATTATTACCGATATTGTACTTGGGCTTTAATTCCCAATTAGCCTTATCTTTGTATGAAATAATTTTAATCTGTCGCATAGGAGCACATTCACGTGCGACATCTTTATTGACTATTGCGACTAGGCCCCAATCTTGCAATAGTGTTGCGATTGTATTACGACGTTCCATATCTGAAACTTCTAGGTTAGATTTTTTACCATCCAAAAGAAACAGCTCTTTAAAATGGACAATAAAATACCGACCCTGTTTGTGCAAGATATGGCACGATTGAAATAGGGTATTGTCTCTACGAGAAGCAACACCTATTCTTGTTAGTGTTTCTCTGACTTTTAAAAAGTCATCTGGTTCTGCCAACGTGATCTCTAGCATCATGTCAGCGTTCCATTGAACTAGATTATTCTCTTCCACCTCTGGATACCTTACTTTTAATTGTTGTTATTTGTGATTCTGACAAAAGACCTACCACCTGTTTTGCTTTACTTTCACTATAACCGAAATACTTTTTCACGCATTCTATGTCGGTACGTTCTTCAGGTTTATCCCATTTAGAGAATCGTTTTTTCTTACGTACAATATTTATAAGAAAGTCGTACTGCATCTTGTTATCTATATGATGCAAACGGTTCATTTCGTTAGACATAATTACCGTATCTGGGAAATATGACAGTGATCTATTCACAAGAAATGAGTTATATTTATTCTCATTATCCGCATCTTTATCCATTAAATTTATTTTAGTTGCATTAATACTAGTTACAAATTCAAATGGATTCACGATTTGACCTCTACGTTTGCCATGACTTCAGTGAGGCAAGCGACAAGGTTCAACTCATGATCCGCAACGAAGGCATTCTTGTACTGATAATCAGCAAGAATAAGAACAAGTTGCGGTATACTATTAGGAGAAACATGATCATACATACGATCATAGATTCCGCGAAAAATTGATGCGGGTTCAACGTCAATATTATTGACGACCCACGATCGCATTTTCTTAAAGTTTTTATCCCGTATAGATGTAAACAACTGGGTATATGGGTCAGATACGTCTTGACCTTGCGTAGGTGCGACGTTAAGCGTTCCCGAAATCGACCCCTTCTGCAACTCATTGAGTACACGGCGCCAGTCTGGTGCGTGTTTCATGATGACTTGCGCTAACACATCTTTGTGATATTCGACACCTTCGTCTCGAAGAATGTCCATCGCACGAGACATAAAGTCCGCCGATAAAGACTGTAAACCTTTCTTGGTCGTGTTAAACGCAATCTTAGTACAACGAGAATGCAGTGGTTCAATGATTCTGTTCTCAAAGTTGCAGGTCATAATGAACCGACAGTTATTTGAGAACTCTTCGATGAATCCACGCAACGCAGGTTGCGTTGACTGTGGGTTAAGATAATCCGCTTCGTCTAGAATAACTACTTTGTAACCACCAGACAACGAAACAGAAGAGGCGAACTGCTTGATCTTTCCACGTAGTGTGTCAATGTTGCCTTCTTCTGATCCATTGATTACGATATAATCGAGATCTAGTTCGTCACAGATTGCTCGTGCGACTGTGGTCTTACCAGTACCAGCGGTACCTGCAAACATCATGTTGGGAATCTCTTCGCCATCCACGATGTTTTGAAAAGTAGTCTTTAGTTCTTTCTGTAAAATCGTCTCCGAGACTTTGCGTGGACGATATTTCTCAACCCATAAAAATTCATTGCTCATTCAAACCTCATAATATAAGTAGTAATCAATCAGGTATTATACACTAATAGATCTTACGTGTAAACACCCTCGGTAATAATATTTATCTAATACGAAACGCTCAGACGATAGTCTGATCATTTTTCTTCCGCATACTGATGATTCACCTTGGCGTGATGCATTTCGTCCTGTCGGACATATTTGATCATGTCAGATAATTTTGCATCAGGTAACAGACCGTAATATTCAATCGCAATATCTGGGGCAGGCACATCTTCTATGTGACCAATTTCAATCAACTTCAAATAGTTGGTGTAACTGCGCACCGCTTCGTCTTCAAAATATCCAACCATACGATGTGCAGTTTTAGGAAACAACATGTATAATACAAGATAGTAATGCCAGAAGATAAATTGTGCGATGATGATTATTATACGTTCTAACAAAGACGGATGTACGACTTCCATAAAGAACATAAGATGTTTGCGTTCGTTCTCTGCTTCTGCGAGAAGTTCGTGAATCTTGTGCCCATTACCACGTTGCAGTTTACGCAAACTTTTTAGGTGGGTCAACATACCGCCTATCATTCCAGGAACACCTGCGACGGTTTCTAGAACAAGGGCACGATGGCCGTATCGTTGACGAAAAAATGTGTCCGCAAATAATCTAAAGAAAGAAGTCATAGACTTAGCGAACCAATCTGAAATTTTTGTAGAAATGTTCACGATTTCTCCGAAAGTGGTGCCGCCACCATGAATCGAACACGGGACCTACTGATTACAAGTCAGTTGCTCTACCAGCTGAGCTATAGCGGCAAATTATCGATATATTCTTGTCTCTTAGCTTTACGCTTTTCTGTGAGACTACGTACTATGTATATACGTGTGAACGCTACAAATGAAATGCCTACTGTTAAAATAGTAGACAAAACTAACGGGTCTGTAATACCCCATTTAACAACTGCTAACCATGTGTAGAAGATATTAAGGGGGTAGTTGATAACTGTTCCAAGCGCAACATGGACCGAAGTCTCTTTTGCAATTAAAGGATCATACAGTTTCATATAAAAGTCGACCCCCTGGGCATAACAAAATCATAATGTAGTTAACCAGTCGTATCTTAAAAAGAACCCAAGGGGTCGAAAACTTTATATTAAGAATCAGATTCTTCTGACTCAGCAGAAGATTCTGCATGTGCTTTAGCAAGTTGCTCGTATAAAGCAACAACTTGAATTGCTTGGTCTCGTAGCTGACCGATAGTCGTTAGTTCTTCGCCTTTAAAACCACCGCGAGTTACTACAGTATCGACGACAGCAACACAAGATCGTGCTACTCGATTTGACAAGTCATTGAAAGATGCTTGTTCTTGTGACATAGGTTCTGACATTTTATGCTCCGTATGTTGAAGATTTTTCTAGTGCAATAAAGTATTGCGTATCTGAAGTAAGTGATCGGAAATGAGAGATCAACTTAGTTGATGCCGATACATTATAATCTTCACCTAGAAGTTTCATGTTAGCAACACCCATGATAAAGTTGAAGTCTGTGTCTGCAGGGAAGTTACCCTCGACCAAAACTGAGAACGAGTTAGATGTAGGATTATCAACATCAATAACTCGAATTTCTATACTCCCATTTCCAGAAGGACGAATAGAAATAGTGTCATAACCAAGAGCAGCAGATGCTTTCTTGATCTTTGCCAGAGTTTCGTTAGTCAAAACGAATTGAACTTCACACTCAGGCATGACAATATCTTTCTTAGGAGCAGACAACATCTCTGGGTCAGAGTAAAAATACTTGACCGATGATAGTCCACTACCATCTGAGACTGTGCAATACTCTTGATCGAATTCGATCCGAGGATTATCGACCAACGATAACACAGACAAGAATTCAGAAAGATCATAAATGCCGAAAGTGCTTGGAAAGTTTTCTTCTACTTCTGCACGAGACACGATGTTCTTTGCAATTGCCATAGTCTTCAGGACATTACCGCCATTGACTACAATGTTTGGGTTGATAGTCGAGAAGTTACGCAAGATCTCGACCGTGCGACTAGATAGTTCCATTGATTGATTCCTCATTTGATATGTTGCACATTATATAATATTTGATCACGTCTGTCAAGTAATATCTCGCATTCGACTAAAGTTTTTATCTTTGACAAACGCCAACTTACGTTCGAAGTGTGCGTCTTCAAGCTCAGTCTTGTGTGAGATCACAAACACATTAGTGTCTTCTTTTAATGTATCGATGATCTTCATAAGATTATCAACACCCTCACCGTCCAACGAAGAGTCGAACGTCTCATCCAGTATCAACAGATTAGTCGATACAGAATTTTTCATCTTGGCAATCTGTCGCCAAGTAAATAATAATGATAGGTCAATACGCTGCTTTTCACCTTCTGAGAAAGAGTCGTACGAGAACGTGTCGCGGTATCGTGACCGAATGGTCTCACTAAAACTGTCGTCTAGTTCAAAGTGAACAAAAAAGTCCAACACTTGTAAGTATTTGTTAGTCAACTCATTAATGACTGGCACATACTGTCGAATGATTTTAGTCTTGATGCCAGTGTCGCGCAGTAACTCACTGGCGATTCTATTGTAAGAAGACTTCTCATTTAAAATGAATTTATGATCTGTCAGACCATGCAGCTCAGAATCTAGTTCTGTTAGATCTGAGTTCGCCTGACCCATATCACCATCACTGTCGGTCATAACTTGCAGATCTTGCTGAAGTTTTGCAATTGATCTTTGCAGACGATTAATAGTCTGATTGTTATTATTCAGCGTATTTTGGTCGGCAAGACAGTTTGACATTTGATCTTCTAAAGAATCAATCTCTGTCTGGTACTCTTGTTGTTTTTGTTCTGCTTGTACCATAGCAGACTTTAGTTCTTTCGCTTTATCAGTCGCAGCATCTTTCTTACTTTTTCGAAGTTCATCCCCGATGTCTTGGTCGCAAGTAGGACAGTGTTCATTATCGTCAAAGAACTTTGCCTCTTTGACTACAGACTTCACCTGTGACTTGAACTGAGCATAATATTCATCCAACTTACTCTTATTTGCACGAATATTGCTTAAACTATTAGTGATATTAGGCAACAAATTATTGACGCTTTCTGATAGATCAACGTTCGATTTATTAATATCTGCAATTTCACTTTGCAGTTCTTCTATCTCTCGTTCTTTGTCTTTTCGTTGTTGCGTATTGATAGCAGTTAGATCACGAATATACTTCTTTTGTGAGTTTATTCTAGTCTTTACCATCTCAATAGAATGGTTGTTGTTCTCTAGCTCGCCTTTGAGGAGAGAGGTCTTCTCCTTGAGTATCACATTCATTTTAGAAAATATGTTAATATCAAGAAGGTCTTCGATTACGTCACGCCGAGAGGTTGAGTTGAGTTGCATGAACGGAACAAAAGACGACGAGCCGAGAACAACAATTTGGTGAAAACTCTTGTGAGACATCTGTAAGACGTTCTTCTCAAGAATCTCTTGATATTCTCGTGCGTGTGAACTCTGGTTGACCATAGTGCCATCTTTCCAGATTTCAAACTTAGCGGGTTTGATGCCCCGCACTACGCGATACTGTATGCCGTTAACAGTAAAGGTTACTTCAGTGATACACCCTTTATTATTGATAGTGTTCACTAGTTGGTTCTTAGTGATCTTACGGTGCGCTTTGCCAAACAATGCAAACGATAGTGCGTCCAACATTGTAGACTTACCAGCGCCGTTCTCACCAACGATAAGGTTAGTGGATCTGTCCAAGAAGTTTATTTCATTATAATAGTCACCCGTCGAAAGAAAATTCTTCCAACGTAACGTTTCAAATTTTATCATGCTATCTCTACGGCTTGCGCCTCTACCATTAGTTCAGATACAACATTTTTAATTCTATCTTTATCCAGATCCGTTTCGACCTCTTGAATGTAATTATAGATTAAAGTTTCAGTGTCGTCAACCCTTAAGTCTTCATTTGAGACATTTTCACCACGAAATTCTTTAAAGTCTTCTGCGATCTTCAGTTCATGGATCTTCTGTTGTTGAAGTCGATCAACGTACCGTTCGAACTTTTGCATGTCAGAACGATTAGCGACAATCAACTTGACGAACTTACCATCAAGATATGAAAGATCTTCGAAATACTTTACAGTGTCTTCATCATAATAAATCTTGTGAAACATCGTCACATTGTTTTGAACAGGTGATATCTCGCGAGTCTCTGTGTCGTAGATGTGGAAGTACTTGGGATCATGTGCGTCGTTCCAGAAGAACTCCATCTGTGCGCCCAAGTAATGAATGTTTTTTTGACTTGACTTAGTGTGAAAGTGTCCAGACAGAACAGTCTCGAACTTCTCTAAAGGTTTGGGATCCATGCCATCTTTACATACGATTCCTTTGTCCATCTCGAATCCAGCCAATTCAAAATGACCACCAATGACATCGGCGCCACAGTTGTTCAAAAACGTAGTCACTTCTTTTTCATTCTCTGGGCAGATCCAAGGGACAAGTCCGAACTTGACACCATCGTACTCACGAACGATAGGGTCCATCAAGATGTCAACCTCGTTCATATAGTGACCCATCAACTCTTTAAGTGAGTTCAGACCGTTGGTGTTTTTGTAGTAGACATCGTGGTTGCCTGGGATAATGTCCATATGGATATTATACTCTCGCAACTTGTCTAAGAAAATTCTGCGGTTATGACTAAGCGCCTTGAGGTTGACCGTCTTACGATTGTCGTAATAGTCGCCAAGGTGCAAGATCTGTGTGATGTCGTTTTCTAACAAATATGGAAAGAACACTTCACCATAGAATCGTTCTTGATAATCCATAAAAATGTCAGAAGAATTACGACACCCGCAATGAGTGTCGTTTAGGATAGCAATCTTCATTAATCAAACACCTCAGTAGTAAGGTATTCGTTCTCACTAAAGTGATATCCCATTGATTTCATAAAGACCTCTACAACTTCGAGCATATCGTCTCGACTCAGATCTTTCTGCATAACATCAATACAAATACGAGTGTTCACAGAGGTTTCGTGTTCGTATGGGTGACAGATTAATTGTATGTACGGTTTGTCCAAGGACTTGTGGGAATATTCCATAACTGACATAACTGACTCAACTCAATTTATATGACGACTATTATACTACAAACCAAAAGGTATGTCAAGTTTAATCTTCAATCCAATCAGATAAGTCTGAGTCAACATTTACAGCGCGGCGTTTTCGCTTCTTCTCTTCTTTTGAGTATTCTTTAAATTCGTCATCTGCAGACTTTACTGCATCGATGCGCATACGAAGAGTATCAACGAATGGTGATGTGTGATTATAAAAAGAACCTGCTTCGTCGTCATCTAAGAATTCACTCACGTCAGCTTCGGAGATAAATTTCATCTTGATGTCTTGTTGCTTCTTCTCTTTTTGAATACGACGGAGAAACGCGTACCATGATATCTGTGTGAAGTATGCAAACGCATTTGGTTTACCCGAACGGGTTGCAGCTTCTATATTATAGTTTTCAACTGCCTTGAGACAATTCTCCACTGCGTCCATTACCATTTCTTCACGATAGGTATATCTTACAAAATTTGCTTTGTGTGACAACCCTTCTGCGATCTTTAAAAAGCATGTTGCAATATAGTCCGGGACAATGGGCATAGGATCCCCACCAGATTTTGCTTTCTGAACTTCTGTACAATACTCAACGACTGCATTAGAAAAGTCTTTATTGCTTACGTAATGAGGTTTTTCTTTAGGTTTCATAATCTATACCACTTAAAATTTAATCAAATTATATCAAATTTCACACTAGTTGTCAATGGGGTTGACAGGATGCAAAAACTAGTGTATAATCTCTTTTAACAAAAGGGGAGGATAGTATATACTCAATTCATGATCATTCCATTTGTATCAGAATCAATCTCTTCAATGTTCAACGATGATTGTGAAGCAGATTCCATCTCTTCAATGAAGTCTTCTAAGGACATATTGTCTTCGTCATAGTCTCCTTCAAGTTCTGAATTCGACATAAACGTTTCCATCTCTTTAATTGCATTCCCATACTGAGTCAACATCTCTTTTGTTGGCAACGCAAGAGAAACAATTTTGTCGGTGAATATCATAATCACATTTGTAGGAGTGTCTTGATATACCATATATGTTTTAAACGCGTAAAACTTTGAACCATTCTCTAATGACTTTTCTGTGAGACTTAGTGCGTTATTGACAACAAGATTATCAGGAGATTCTTCTAAAAGATTGCATATGATCTCTTCACCTGTTATCAATTTCAAATGCTTAACTGAATAAATCGACTGAGTCATCGGTTGTCCTTATTGGTTTTAGGTCGATAGGGTAAATCTTATATTTGAACCCTTCTTTAGTATATATCTTAATCCTTTCAGCACTATGTTTCAGAGTAAAATTTTTATGAGACTTGACATGGAGATCATCAGCGATATCAATAAGCTTAGTAGTCCGACCATCGTCAGACTGGCGCAAGCCACGACCAATCGATTGGAGAACTTTAACCTGTGATTTCGACGGAGTCGCAAATATAATATTATGCAGGTTGCGGATGTTGATGCCAGTGCTGAAAGTGCCAAGAGAAGCAACAATAATAGCGTCATTTTCTTTTTCTACGATTCCTCGTATCTGTTCTCGATCAGAAGCGGCTACTTCTCCAGACACGTAAAATACTTTACGTCCTTCTGGTGTTAAGCCTCTAATCATATCGTACAACACTTTACCATGTTTCTCTACAAACTGAAACATTACTAGAGTGTTGCCCCGTTGATCCAGCGCAATCTTACTGATAAATCGATTACGTGGTTCGTATGTGACAATATAATCAAGTTCGTCTTGATACTTTTTGTCTTTCATCATATTACAGATATCGTTGTGGTATCGTAACAGAAGAATTGAAATATCCAACTCTGCCAGTTCTTTTGACTTTTGCAGTTCAACTGTACGGGTAACAGTGAATGTTGGACCAAATAGTCCTTCTAAGACTAGTTTGTTTGTTTCGGTACCGTCAAGGGTACCTGTAAGACCAAATCTATATTTGGCGTTAACGCACTTGTCCATCATAGTGGTGAGGGACTTTGCTTTGAAAAGATGTACTTCATCACCAAAGACGGTATCGAATTGTTCGAACCACTCTTTACCGAATTTGTAGATTGATTGCCATGTAGAAATTATGACACGCTTGTCTGTGACTTTTTCTTTGCCCGAGTAGATGCGGTGAC